TCGCTAATTTCCGTTTGCCCGGAGCCCGTTATGAGCCTGCCGGCTATGGTTGGGTTGGCTAAGTGCCCTACAACCTGTGACGACCCCCAGCCACCAGTCGGGACGGTCTTGGACCCCGACAACTTCTTAACCGCGTTAAAGTCCGTGTCGTTCGAGTCGAATCCAACCAAGACCCTGCCCTCTGCTACCCTCTGCCATTCGCCGAATCCCAGTATGGACGTGGGATTAGAGTTTAGCTGGGTTATGAAAATTTCGCCCACGGGGTAGCGTGCCATACGTTCCGCAGCTACGGCCTCTCCGACTTCAGCCGATATCAGAGCCTTCAAAGCCGTAAGCACCTGAGAGTCTCCCACCCGCTCGGGCACGCCGCTCGGCAGTATAGGTGGGTCGTGGAGCGGATCGGATAGGACGGCAGAGAAAAAGCCGAACATATCGTTCATCCACCCTTGCTCGAGCGGCGTGCCCGTTCCGTCGTCTGGGTTTTGGTCGTTGCGGGCCTTGCCGAAAGGATACCCCGACGTGGGCGCCTCTATTTGTCCTGGATATGCCGAGTCGTAATTTAGCATCTGTCAATTTCTGTAGGCAAAAGCTGTATCGTATATTTCAAAATTCAAGCCCGGCATATCCATTCGTACGACCATGTTGTCCGGAGGCGTAAAGTTCCCATTGGCGTCACGAAGATTGGTTGCAACCACGATTTCCGGAGGCTGTATCTCAAAAGTATCCGACCACCCATTTGAGTTAGGGAATACTGACGTGATGTTGGCAAGGTTCAAAGTCGTAAAATCTACGGACGCAAAATCGACCTCCTGAGGGCAGAGCCACACCTCTGCCTGCATAGACGGGTCTATCTCGCTAGCTATCAGGTTTATAACCAAGGTGCCAGGGACGCTTGGATCTCGAGGCAGGGTGCCTATCATATCCTCGTTAGCCAGCGGCCCGCCTGATCGCGACGTTATCACAGTCGCCGCCGCAGAGGAGGTCCCCCGTCCAAAATGAAAAAGCGTGTCGTTTGAGGTAGCTGATCCTCCGCTTGCGTAGTCCTGCTGTACCGGATCGGACGAAAGCGTGTTAAGCCCTGTCCGTCCGGTCGAACTCGCGTCTGACCTTATGCCTAGAAAGTTGACGTAAGGTGAATTCAAGGTCCCCGTAGGAAAATCGTCGCCGTACAATAGCCCCCAATAAAGCCCGTTGGGCCATGTTATCAGGTCACTAGCGGGGCCGGTGTCCGCATCGTATGAATTGAACCCCATCTTGAAAAAGTACGCCGCCTGTTTTAAGTTAAGGGGCGCCGCGGGGAGGCTACGACGAAATGTCCCGAAGGATGCGCTCCCGTCCAAAACGCCTTTTTGATTTACTGGGTCATAACCTGTAGCCATATGGATTAGGAATCGTACACTGCAGTCGACAGGTCAAGCCTCAACCCTATTAAAGTGGAGGAGCCTGCGAATAGATTCGATGCATATTCCGCCGCTACGACCCCCAAACGAAGCCCGTCGAAGCCTGCGGAGCCTGCGAATAGATTTGAAGCGTATTCGGCGCTACTAAGATCCAGCCGACCGGCTAAAATGAAGCTGACGAGCCCCGCCACCCACACTTGCGCAGGCTTTAGGCTGTATATCAAATGTTCGAACTCATCCTTGCGCGCAGCAGGTATCCACGAGGGTTGTGGGTATTCTGCGCCTCCAATGTATAGGAAATAACTCCACTTGGATATGTCCGAAGGGATATTGTACTCCCTCTGTCGACTAGAGAACCCAAGGAACGTGCCGGCTCGGGTTCTGTCCGCTCCCGCACGAGCAGAAGGGACGCCCGCCCGGGGAAAAATGACTTTTTCGGTGGAAAGCAGTTGATTAACGTACAAGGGGAACGCCCCTTTGTCCGTATCTCCGAAACTGAAAGCCCGGGGGTTGCGAGGTATGGCGCCCTCTTTAGATCCTACGGGGGGCTTGGATGAAGGGACCCACCATTCGTGAACGTAGACGTCGAACCCCGCCGACTGCAGACGGTCTTGTATGTACCGCGGCGACTGGCCTCCTGTGGCTCTCCACGCGGCTGTAAGCCTGACCCTCCGCTCTTCGTCCGTAAGGTCCGCATCGGTCAATCCGAATTGAGTCTCCCATTGGGAAAGACTCCTGGTGTCTTCCGGAAACTCGTCCCTCCATGCCCGATCCACGAACCCCTTGACGGAGTCTCCTATGCTCGCCAACGCCACGAAGAGCTTTCGAAGGCCCTTCTCCGGGGTCAGCGTCCACGCGCGAGCCCGCGGGAGCAAATGCTGAAACTGGCGAAAAGACATCATATGAAAGTTATAGTTCCCACCTTCGCTTTCTGCCCAACGCCCAACGAGTATGACTCAGTAAGGCCCCCTTGCCGGAATACTGAAGCGTCGGCAAACACGCCCCCCGCGGCGTTTACGATAGAGTCCACGACGCCGCCCACTGCGCTCTTAGTTATTCGGTCCTGCCGCGGTAGAGGCGTCAGCCCTAGTATGTAAGGCTCTCTTTCCGCGAAGTAGGCCTGGAGGGCCTGGGTGATGTCGGACTGCGTCGCTACTGGATCACCTACGTCAAGGCCCGCCACCTGAACGGTAAACTCTACGCGGGTTATGGGCAAAACGGCGACGAGGGCATTGGCGGGGCGCCTGGACGGCAATCCGTTGGAATCAAAGTCTATGGAATCCGCGACTTCAAGAAGCTGGGCCGCCGTAGGTATCCCGTCAGGACTCCCTGAACTGGCTTCCGTAGCTTCGACGTACACGTCGACCTGACCCGGGCATTCACTCGTGTAAGGGTAAACGTTAAGTATGCCTGAGGGCTCTACGCCCCACTGTTCGTAATCCGAGAGGGCTCCCCCTTGTGGCCTCTGCCTAAACCGATCGACGACACGCTGTCGATACGCCGCCTCGGACTCCGCGTCTGCCCCTGTCGTGTCGATAGAAGACACCGTGACGGTCCGACCGACATTAGGGAGAGGGTTGGCAAAGGATAGGGTCGAAGCCACGGGGATATTTCCTATCGCCCCGGACCCCCCATTATTCGTCGGGTCTCCTGACGCCCGAACGGGTACTTGAACTGTGGGCGCGTCCAGCAACACTTCGCTTAGCGTCAGGTACGTTACCCCATTCGACGGTCCGAAAAGCTGCGAATTAGAGGGCAGCGACCCCACTTGCGCCTCTACAGTCACGTCCACGGTGAACTCGGCTTGCGTCGCCGCGCCAGGGTCGCCTACCCCGATCAAACGTCCCCATTGGATCAGCGGGACCAGCTTTTTTCCGTTTACTTCTGTTTCCTCAAAAGACGCCGTCTGGACAAAGGACTGAAGTACCATGAAGCCTGCGTACTTATAGTGCAAAATGAAGACCGCGGCAAGCGTCTTAGCCAAGACACGGAGGAAAGACTTAGGCAGCAAAGGGATTGTCTGTCCGAAAGAAGCCTCCATTTGGGATACTATGCTGTCGCTGACCTCTTTCGTAGTTGGGATTTGCAGGCTCATGTTTCAATCTTCCAATTTTCCGTAAACTCAAATTCCGACTCTCTTCCCTGGGCCTCTATGGCGATAGATATGCAGACTTCATTCAGGCCCGGTACCCTCACATTCACTTCTACCGAAGACGCTATGTTTTCGTCAAGTAGCCATTGCAAATCGCGACGCGCGGCCTCCGCGACGCGCGGAATGCTCGCCGCACGGAGGGGCAACGCTTCTAAGGTGGCCTGGGTCTCGGAGATTAGGCGCCTCGAAGCGCTTTGCTCCAATGCGTTGCCCCAGTATTGTTCCGACCCCCCAAAAAGCGACAAGTACGCAGCGGTGTCGAGCCCTCCAGAGAAAGTCACGATTCCTCCTTGAACGGTTATGTCGCCTCCGTCTTCCGTTTGCCTTAGTTGTACGTCTCCGTTCACTTAAAGGTTGCTCCCCGTGTTGTCGGTGCCTGATGACACGCCCCCATGCATATGATCTCGCAACTCCTTACCGTCCACGACAACGGAGGGGGAGCATACGGCCTCGGGGGTAGTTATTTTTCCGTCCGTGTCGATAGTGACGTTGTTTATGACGACATCGCCCGCTGCTTCAAGGTCAATCGACCCATTGCCGTTTGACGCAAGGACCCTGCCGTCCGAATGCAGAGTTACCGATCCATTGGAATTAGATAGCAATATCTCGCCACTGGCCTTGAGCCACACTTCGCCTGTCATGCTCCCTTGTCCGTCCCGAGAGTAAAGCCTGCGGTCTCCTGGCTGCGCGGCATGCTGCGCTTTTGGGTCTATGTAGGCTACCGTAAAAAGCCTGCCCGATCCCTCTACATGCACCGAAACCGCATAATCCCCCTCAAGGGGGTGGGCGTCGTCCCCAGGCGAACCGGCGTGCTGTCCTGACAATGTGTGCCCTGCGCCCATCTGGAGCTTAGACAGGGAGGATGGCAGACCCGAAATGGTTCCTCGGGCGAAGGAAAGAAGTGTAGCTAGCCGTCCCATGGCATCCTTTCCGGCAAGTCCCCTCGAAAAGCGCCGGGAAGCACAAGCTCCAAAATGGCGGTCTCGCTGGACGAGGTCAGTTCGAACCTAACGGACCTGATTAAAAATTCGTAAGATTCGTACACCATGGCCCCTGGCGCTTCCAGCCTAACCGTGGTGTTAGGACGCCACAAGTTGCCCTGGGGGTCTTCCCACGATGCGACTGTAACGTGGTACGTAGCCGCATGGGCAAACATGCGCCCGACCTTAGACGCGACTTGCTCAGGAACCTCCGAATCCTCTGTGTCGGTAGCGGCAAAGACGTAGGGCCTAAACACGGTTTGCAAAACTGGGTTCCTAGTTGTAACCGACGTGCCGCTTAGCCCATACAGGGACGGAGTTCTCCCGGTTATTGAGCTGTAGAAGGACTGGGGCTCGAAAGACGTACTAACTGACACGATATTTGATTCGCCCTCGACTAGTAACGCAACGGGGTTGCCAGGCTCCGCGGACTTATGGAACAATAAGGACCCGTCGTCGGTGCTCGACACTAGCAGGCCCCTCTTCTGGGCCATTTTTATCAAGAAAGGCAAAATAAAATTGCCGGGGTCGAGCGACACGAAGTCTTTGAATGGAGGTCCTTGGTCATTTCGGAACTCGACCCCTATCCCAAAAGGAGCGGACAACGTGTTAGCCATGTCCCCTAGGTGCGCGTCTAGCCACTCCAATTTGGGGAAAAGCGCTTCGGGCGGCATGCATTCACCCAAGACCCCTGGAAGCGAATATCCGGATATCTCCAGCTC